AAGGGCAGGCAGATGACCGGGAGAATGAGCTGGATGCTGTTAGGCGGGCTGGCCCTAGGGTTACCGGCCTCTGAGGCGATTGGCGCATGCCTGACGCATCAGGAGGCCAGGGCCGCCTATGGCTACGGGCTGCGCTGGGTCAGCCAGGGCGGCAGGCGCTGCTGGGGGGGTGGGTCTGGAACCCGAAATGGGCTTCCTAAACGCAACCCTCCCGCCGAGACGAAAAGCAGCGAGTTAAAATCGGCGGGCAGCTTTTCGTCCGAGGTCAATCACCAATTGGGTACAGACCCCCCACCAAATGCAGAGGGGGGTCTGTACCCAACCTGGGTGTTTGAGGAGCGCCGTGGGGTAAACTCGCAAGAGTTTACCCCACGGCGGCTGGATGACAATACAACCAGCGAAATACGCGCAATTGCGCCCTATGACGCAAGTAGCGATTTCCCGGTCAGCGTGACCGGGATTTTGCTTATCCTGCTGATGAGTGGCCTTCTGACAGCGTACAAGTTGGGCAAAGAAGCCTGGGGTCACTATGCCGTGCGCCGCGTACCCGGCGACCGCATTGGCGGCAGTCGAAGCCGGGACCGTCTGCTCTGGCTCTTGCTAGGTCAGGAGCTGGAAGGTCGCCAGCCGCGTACCAGACCCCCCTGACCAGCCGGGTGGGGTCTGCAACCAGGGGCTGGGAAGGGTACGGATCAGACACGGGAGGCGGGGAGCCTCCCGTATCCTTGACGATGACGGGTGCCGGGGCAGGCGGGGAACCGTCTAGCGCCGCCACTATAAGACGAATGAGGGCAGGGCGTTCCCTTTCGAGGAGCGCGCCCTGCCCTAGTCCGCAGTATTCGATCAGGTGGGCCTCAAGCCTCGCCCAGGCTTCGCAGGCCTGGGCGAGGTTGGGGGGAAGGATAACTTCTGCCATCCCTCCAAGGTAGGCCGTTGTTATCCTTGTTGCGAGGTGGCGGGAAAGTAATCGACGTGTGCTGGCTTCTCGACCATCAGCGCCTTGTAGACGGCGTCCCGCGCCGGGTGATCGACCGCCACGCCATGCTGGCGCAGGAGGTCGAGGGCGCGGGCAAGGCCCAGCGTGTAGCCATGCTCGCGGCCCATGCGGACGATGCTCTGGGTGAAATCTCTCATGCGCGCCTCCCGGCAAGATAGTCGCGCACCAGTACGTCCCAGCGGCCTTCGTGCTGGGCCAGACAGTTGGCCTCCTCGCGGTATTCCTCGACGCCCAGCAGGCGCAGGGCCTCTTCGATCTTGGCCTCCTTGGCCGCCATGCGGACGCCCCAGAGGTCCATGCTGTGGCTGACCCAGGTGGCGTCATGCTTGGGCGACCAAGTGTGCAGCACGTACTGCTTGCGGCCTTGCGACACGATATGGACCCGGTCGCGGGCGTGGCCGAGGGCTTTGGTGAGGTTCATCAGCAGACCTCCTTCTGGTTGGCGTGGGCCACGGAATAGTTGCTGTCCATGACGCCGTCAGCCTTGCAGCGGCGCTCACGCTCAAGCAGCCAGCACTGCTGCTTGACGTAGGACAGGGTCTTCCACCAATCGAGGAAGCCTATGGCTGTGATCTGGAGTTGTGGGGCTGCCGCCTTGGCCTTGGCCTCGCGGTAGCCCTTCAGCCACCACGTCCGCGCCGAGCTGCGGATGGCGAACGGGCAGTCCTTGACCTTGAGGCCAGCCGCAAAGGCGCGGCGGCCTGTCTCCGAGATGTTTAGTGCTTGTACCAAGAAAACCTCCTGTTGTGATGAACAGCCGGGTTATACCGACAGCCTGTCAGGGCTGTCAAGCGGTATTTGACTAGTTGACAGGGCTGACAGGTTGGCAGTATACCCTGGATGTTGTCCATCAACAGGAGCTGAAAATGAAGACGTTGCTTTACGTCAAGCGAATATCGAAGAACGAGGTTGCCAGCGGGGCTGAGAATTACGGGTTGCGCGACCAAAAGGGCCGCACAGTTGGCTATCGCTGGTCAATTGTCCTAAGCGAGGTACAGGTGCTGTCCGAGCGGCAGGCTATCGATGAGGAATACAAGGCCTACTTCCGCATGACCGAGGAAGAGGCGGGTAAACCATATCGGGTGTGGGGTAGCCCAACCCGTGACGGCATGGCCTACGGGCCTACCAACTGGACGAGCTGCGCCTCGCTCGACGCCGCGCAGAAGAACGTCGCTACCCGCATCAAGAACGCTCGCAAGCGCGACACCAAGAAGTTCGCCAAGGAGAACGCATGAGCCAGCAAGACCGAGTAATGACGCCGCGCCAGTTCAAGAACGCCATCAAGGAGCTGGGGCTGACGCAGGCCGCAGCCGGGCGCTACCTCGACGTGAGCGAGCGCACCGCCAACCGCTACGCCAAAGGCACCGCCAGGATACCGGCACCCTCTGCCATCCTGCTGCGGCTGCTGATACAGTACGGCATCAAGCCGTTCATCCCTAAGTGGATCAGTCCGCTGGAGGGACGCCGGGACTAGCCTACGCCTGGACGACAGGCCGGGAGGGCGCGTATTGTCCGCAAGGGCAGTCGCGCCCTCTTCATTTGCGGGGCAGCATGAGCGGCGGCAAAATCATTCCGGTTATCGCTCAGGGTGACCGTGAGCTGAGTAGGCGCGCAGCCGATCTGGAAGACGCCCTGGTGCAAGTACAGCATGAGCTGAAATACAACGACGCCGAGCTGTTCCGGCAAGTGGACGACATACGGGTCGAGGCCCGCGCCGGGCTGGCCGATCTGGTGGCGTTCGTGGCCGAGCTACGCAAGCGCATCGAGAAGCTGGAGCAGGGGGAGGCACCCAAGTTAAATGGCTAAAGCACCAGCCGATATACGTTCTTTGTGCCGGGCCTACACGCCCAACACTGTCCGCATCGTGGCGGGCATCGCCCAGGCCGAGAAAGGCGTCGATGAGGAGACAAAGCTGCGCGCCATCAGCATGCTGTGGGAGCGCGGCTGGGGGCGACCGGCCAGCCCGGTGACCGGCGCAGACGGCGAGGGCGACATTCGCATCACCATTCGCAACATCATTGAGGGCAAGAAGTGAACAGCAGCGGCGTGACGCCGAGCGCCAACCCGGCGATGTTTATCATCTATCGCGACGGTGATAGCTGGGGCTTGCAGCAGAAGCTGGATGGCCTCGTCATTGCTCGCGACCTCACCAACTTTCATGCGCTGGCGTTGTGGCATTTCCTGCACGGCGGGCGCTGCGTCGATGTCGAGGTGATCGAGGACATGCTGATGCGGGACACCGCATGAAGAAGCGCGACAGCAAGCGGCGGTGGAAGGCGCGAGCTGCAATCGGTCGCGACATCCCGGCGCTGGCGATTGTCGAACACAATCTGCATCGATGGTTTGTGTTCAGACTTGACGATGTTAACCGGGACTATTGGGTGGCTACCGTGCGGTTGCGCTATGATTGACATCTCGCTGCCGCACAATCAGTGGACGCCACGCCATCACCAGATGCCGCTGTGGCGCTATCTGCGCGAGGGCGGCAAGCGCGCAATGGCCGTGTGGCACCGCAGAGCCGGGAAAGACGACGTGTGCCTGCACCACACAGCAATCAGCGCCTTTGAACGGCAAGGAAATTATTGGCACATGTTGCCGGAATACGCGCAGGCACGAAAGGCGATCTGGGATGCTGTTAATCCTCACACCGGGCTGCGGCGTATTGATGAGGCATTTCCGGCAGAGCTGCGAGCCTCGACACGCGATACCGATATGCACATACGCTTGGTCAACGGCTCGACGTGGAGCTGCATTGGCAGTGATGAATACGACCGTACAGTTGGCAGCTCTGCGGCAGGAGTGGTGTTCAGCGAATATGCGCTGAGCAACCCGGCGGCCTGGGGCTACCTCAGACCGATGCTGGAGGAGAACGGCGGCTGGGCGACGTTCATCACGACACCGAGGGGCAGGAACCACGCGCATGCGATGTACGCCTACGCGGCGCAGACGCCGGGTTGGTTTGCCGAGCGCCTCACTGTCGAGGACACTGGCGCACTGACGCAGGACCAGCTCGACGAGACACAGCGTGAGTACCGTGCGCTGTACGGCAGCGACTTTGGCCGGGCGCAGTTCCTGCAAGAGTACTACTGCGATTGGAGCGCATCGATCCTGGGTGCGTACTACGCGCTGGAGATGGCGCAGCTCCGCGACGAGGGCCGCATCCTGCCCATCGAGCCGCTCGACAATCAGTATGTCCACAGAGCCTGGGATTTGGGAGTAGGCAGCGACACTTCGATCTGGTGGTTCTGCGCCGTGGGCGCGCAGCTCTTCGTGCTGGATCATTACGCCAGCTCTGGCGTGGGCCTGGAGCATTACTTGAGCGAGATCGAGAAGCGCGAGCAGCAGCACGGCTGGCGGCGTGGCGTAGACTTCGTGCCGCACGACGCCAAGGTGCGCGAGTGGCTGGCGGGCCGCACCAGGGTGGAGACGATGCGGCTGATGGGGCTGAACCCGCAGCTCGTCCCGCAGGCGACGGTCGAGGACGGGCGCAACGCAGTACGGCGCGCCCTGGCGCTCAGCGTGTTTCATCCGCGCACCGAGGAGACGGGCATAGCCGCGTTGGAGCAGTACCGCAGGGAATGGGACGAGGAGAAAAAAGCGTTCAAGGCGTCCGACATGCACGATTGGACCTCGCACCCGGCTGACGCATTCCGCTATCTGGCGCTGAGCTGGAAGCTGGCACCGCTGCGCGAGGTGCATGTCGAGAAGCCACGCGGCTTCTTCATCCCGCCACCGGCAGAGCCGAGCAAGGGCATCAGGCTATGAGCCGCATGCCGGGGCATCCAGAGACAGACGAGCGTCACGCGGCTGAGCTGCTCGCTGATCTGCTTTCCAGATATGGAGTAGCGCCGATTGCAGACAGCCAGTGCGCGCAGTACGGCCTGCGCCGGATGTTTCACGACAAGTGGGCAACGGTGTCGAGCATAGCGCACATGCTGCACGACGCGCAGGAGCGGCAGAAGGCACAAGGGCAACAGGCGTCAGAGCTGGAGGACGAAAGGGTGTCAGGCTAATGGAGCATCGCAACGTCCAGTACAAATACGAGTGGATGCCGTCGATCCGCATCAAGCTGGTCGATGCCAAGCAACGCGAGTACGACTTCCCGCTAGTCGGGCGCTGGCTGGCCGAGCATCACACCCTGGCCGTGAACACGCTGTCGCGTAAGCAGTGCAAGGCGCTGTGGCGCTGGCTGGGACGCGACGACAAGCCGCCGCACAAGCTGTGGGTGATGCTCAACCGCGAAGACGTGATGCGGGCTTTTCCACCGAGGGCAAAGGCATGAAAGAGTACAAAAGGCGCGAGGCACAGCGCATCAAGCGCAAGGCGCGGCAAGTGGGCAAGAAGCTGCCGTGGCGGCAGGCTTGCGACATTCTGACGACGGCCCTGGCGCAGGCGATCTGGCATGAGGGCGGCAGCCGGGACGACGCCCACGCCACCGCCGAGATCGTGTTCTACACACTCAACGACCAGCTCGACCGCATGTACGGCGACGAGAAGGTTATCCCGCTGCGGCGCAAGGCGAGCTATTTCAAATGACGTGACGCTGACGCAATATGTCTGACGCCAGTTGGGGCTGGCGCAATCCGGAGCAGCCCCGATGGCCGACGACAACGACAACCCCAAGCCAATCGACGACGACCTTGGCGCGGACGACCACGACTACAATCCGGCAGTAGAGCCTAAGAACGCCAAGGCGTGGCTCAATCTCCTGCTCGAAAGCGAGGAGATGTTTGAGGATTGGAATACGCACTGCGACAACATCGACAAGCAGTACGCCAGCATGGCGCGGCTGGCGACGATGTCGCGGGAAAAAGAATTTCAGATGTTTTGGGCCAACTGCGAGGTCATCAAACCATCGATTTACGCCAAGCCGCCGCAGCCCGTTGTCGTCCCAAAATTCAAGGACAGAAGGCCGGTCTATCAGGCTGCATCAGAGGTGGCCGAGCGGTGCGTGACAGTGTCGTTCGACCTCACCCGCATCGACGACATCATGAAGCTGGTGCGCGACGACGTGGCGATGATCAGTCGCGGCTGCGGCTGGGTGCGTTACGAGAGCAAGGGCAAGGGCTACTACGACACCGAGCGCGTCTGCATCGAGTTCAAGAACCGCCGCGACTTCCTGCATAGCATCTCACGCAACTGGGAAGAGGTGACGTGGGTGGCGGCAGCGAGCTACCTGACGCGAGGACAGGCGCGCAAGCGGTTCAGGAAGGCCAGCGGCGACGAGTACCAGAACGCCGAGTATCGGGTGGACAAGGAGGGAGCCGAGGTAGGTGGCGCGGACAACAGGGAGCGGGCGAAGTTCTGGGAGATATGGAGCAAGCAGGACAATCGTGTGCTGTGGGTCGCACACGGCTGTGAGAAAATTCTGGACGAGGACGACCCGCATCTGGAGCTGTGCGGATTTTTTCCTTGCCCTAAGCCAGCCTACGGCACGGTGCAGAGAGGCTCGCTGGTGCCGGTGCCTGATGTCTTGCAGTACAAGGACCAGCTCGACGAGCTGAACATGCTGACGGGCCGCATCCACGCGCTGAGCGAGGTGCTGGAGGCGAAGGGCTTTTATCCGAGCGGCGGCACCGAGATGGCCGACGCCATCGAGACTGCGGTGAAGACCAAGACCAGCGGACGCATGCTGGTGCCTATCGCCAATTGGGCTGCATTCGGCACCTCGAAAGAGGTCATCATCTGGATGCCCATCGACCAGATCGCGCAGACCATCACCGGCCTAGTGGCGCTGCGAAAGCAAGTCATTGAGGACATCTACCAAGTGATGGGCCTGAGCGACATTATGCGGGGCGATACCGATCCGCAGGAAACGCTTGGCGCTCAGCGGCTCAAGACTGAGTATGGTTCTAAGCGCATCAAAGACAAGCAGCAGGAGCTTGTCAGGTTCGCTCGCGACCTTGTCGAACTGTCCCTCGACATCATCACAGACAAGTTCAATCCAGTCACCATCATCGAGATGAGCCAGACGCAGCTTCCAACGCAGGCGATGGTTCAACAGAAGATCTCCGAGGTGATGCAGCAGATGCAGGCGCAGCAGAACCAGATGCAGCAGCTCATGCAGATGCCTCAGGTGCAGCAGATGGCGCAGCAAAACCCGGAGCAGGCGCAGCAAGTAGCACAGCAGGCGCAGAAGAGCCAGGAAGCTGCGGTGCAGACCATCAACCAGCTACGCGAGAAGCCCACCATTGAACAGGTGCTGAAGTTCTTGAAGGACCGCCGGGCCAAGTCGTTCATCCTCGACATCGAGACAGACAGCACCATCATGGCCGACGAGCAGGCCGAGAAGCAGCAGCGCACCGAGTTCGTGCAGATGCTGGGCGGTTTGCTGCCGCAGCTCTCGCAGATGATCGTGGCCGAGCCTGGAACGGCCGAGTTCTGCGGCGAGCTGCTGAAGTTTGCCACGGCACCATTCCGCGCCGGGCGTTCGCTCGACGGCACCATCGACGAGCTGGTCGAGCAGATGAAGACCAAGGGCCAGAGCATGCCGCCCAACCCGCAGATGGAGGCGGTCAAGAGCAACGAAAAGATCGAGATGGCGAAGATACAGCAGAAGCAGCAGACCGACGCGCAGCAGCTCAAGATCAACCAGCAGGAGCTGGCCGACAAGGACCGGCAGCACCAAGAGAAGATGATGAACGACCGCAAGATCGCCTGGGCCAACGCGCAGATCAAGCTGAGCGACACCGAGGGCAAGGCCGTCATCCAGCAGGAGAAGGTGCTGGAGAACCGCGAGGCGCATCAGGCGCACATGCGCGAGAACGAGCAGAAGATGGCTGTGAACGCGCAGAAGGCGCAGATGGCGGCGACGGCGGCGCAGAACAAGCAGATCGACACGCAGGCGCAGTCCGAGCAGCGGCGGCAGCAGCATGAGATGAAGATGATGCAGCCCAAGCCGATGGGGCGGCAGTGATGGACCCGGAAGACTGGCAGATGGGGCAGCTCGCGGCGCAGGACGGCTACGTCCCGGCTGAGACATTCGGGCCGACGAACGTCATAGACCGGCGCTCGTTCGTGCCTGCCAAGCCTTTCGAGCAGCCGACAGATGAGGAGATGCTCCAGTACGAGCTGCGGAAGGGAATGCTGGGCGGCAATGAGCTAGGCCGTGGCCCGCCGCCACCGGAGCTGAACCCCCAGGATGAGCCTACCGGCGACGACGAGCTGGACGATGCGCGTGGCGGGTTGCGACCGATGACCCGCGAGGAGCTGGACAAGTTTGAAGACGAGATGATCATTCAGGCGCTGTCAGGCAGGCCGCCACCGGCAATGTCGCAACGGCCAGACGACCCGTGGGGGATGTTGAGCAGCGCCGCGAACCGGCTCGACGCCATGAAGCTTGAGCAACTGGGGATGGCGGCACCGGCAGGCGGCATAGGCTCGATCCTGCGGCCCTCGACGCCGCAGGGCGGCTTCGACGACGAGCTGCGCGCCATGCGCGGCTGGGAGCCGCAAGGACTAAGCGAGCGCATTAGTCCCAACTATCCAATGGACGACCTCGACGTGCGGCGGGGGCGGCGATGAGCGATTGGTATTCACAGCAACCCGACACGCTGGAAAGCATCATGGGCGAGCTGGCGGCCACCGACAGGCCGCCACCGCCGCAGCCAGCGCCGCCAACCAGTGCGCTGATGCTGCCACGCGACGACGGCACGGCGGCGGCGATGAGCTACATGGAGCCGGTGGCGGCAGGCTACAACGTGCGCGACCGCTCCGCGCCGGATGCCTGGAAGAAGTACGACGACGAGCAGCTCCAGAAGGAGATCGCGCCGCACAGCTATCTGCCTTACGGCGTGGCCACGCAGCAGGAGGCCGAGCATGCCTACCGCAGCACTGGCGAGAGCCTGCGCGATTGGTATGTGCCTAGCAGCACATGGGGCGCAGGCGTCCAGGCGGCAGGCGCTGCGGCGCTGAAGGGAGTGCCGGGACCAGCCAAGCTGGCGGGGCTGGCGGCAGGCTTCGCGCTAAGCCCAGGCGAGGCGGAAGGCTCGTTCCTCAAGGCACCGCCGGGCAAGCTGCTGACCAGGGCCGAGAAGCTGCTGAGCGAGGGCGCGAGCGTCCGCGACATCTGGGACAGGACCGGCCTGTTCCAGGGCGCTGACGGCATCTGGCGCTACGAGATACCCGACAAGGGTAGCCGCTGGCTGGTCGATCCGATGAAGCTGGTGGGCGAAAAGAACCTGAAGCTGGGCGACGTGTTTGAACACAAGAACCTGTTCCCGCAAGCGCCCTGGCTGCCTGAAACCAAGCTGACGGTTACCAGGGAGCATCCCGACATTGGCGGCGGCTTCCTGCGTGGCGATCCGGCGACCGGCAGGAAGCCAGAGATCGAGGTGAACGTAGACTTCGCGCACGACACGCCGCATGGCGTGATCATGCATGAAGGGACACACGCCACCCAGGCGGCGCAAGACCTCAACGCCGGGACCAACATCAATACCAATCCGCTCAGCGCAGAAGCCCAGGACATCTACAACGACATGCTGGGCAAATTTCTCAACAGGCCGAGCGAGGCAGAGCTGCGGGCGCAAGGCATTGTCGGGAAGGGCTACAGCTACAAACAGTTCATGAAGGAATACAACGACGCGCTGAGCGATCTGCCGAGGCTCGACAAGGAGCTACGCGACAAGGCGGCGATGCAATCCTACACACGGTCAGCTGGTGAGAACGAAGCTGACCTTGTGCAGCGGCGCGCCAACAAAGACCCGGAGTATTTGATAAACGTGCCGCCGCCTGCGGACTATCAAGTGCCGATTGAGAAGCAAATCGTTACTTTCAACAAAGGACAACTAAAGCTGCCAGACCTCGCCGTCGAGCCGTGGCA